ACCCAGCGGCAGAATCTGCCGGACATGAATCACCACTAACTACAACCGTCACTTTAACCACAACCGTCACTAAGAAAGATCAAAAACACTGTGCAATCGCTTCGCGCTTGCCAGCAGATTGGGAACCATCCGACGACGATATTGCATTTTGCAAAACGAAACGCCCGGACTTGAACGTCAGGGACATTGCTGACGAATTCCGCGATTACTGGATTTCAGTTCCTGGCGCGAAGGGTAAAAAGCAGGATTGGCCTGCAACTTGGAGGAATTGGGTTCGACGACAAACAGCCAGGGCATCACCTGCGAAACAGGAAAAGTTCGACCCAACTGAGTTTGTAAACAGGGGCAGGAAATCAACTGGCGGAGGAAATGATGGATTTATCAACGGGGAGGCGCGGCGTGTGGCTTGAAGTCCATGCAGTACTTGGAATTAGCCTCATGGATCACCTCTACAACCGCATGGAGGGCATGTATCCACAGCGCTGGAAGGCTAATTTCCCCAGCGCAACAAGTATCCAGAACTGGCGCGAATCTTGGGCCGAGGCATTCGAGGATGAGCGCATCACGCCGCAAGACATTGCGGTAGGACTCAAGGCCTGCAGGAAAAGATACGATTGGCCTCCAAGCCTTCCCGAATTTATCAAAGCATGCAAGCCGCCTATTGATTACGAAAACTTGTTTGCTGGCGCGGCGGTAAGCGTCTCAACGGGGAAGTGGGAAAACAAGCTTGCGTATTGGGCGACACAATATGTCGGATCGTTCGAGGTGCGAAACGATCCGTACGCTAAGATGAAAAACCGATGGACGAAAGCGATTGACGAATTACTGGAAGACGGTGAACTGCCAGAGATACCTCCGAGCCGAGAGGCATTACCCGCCCCAGGGAAACAATCAATTAGCAAGGAAGAGGCCGCTATGAGAGTGAAGGAGTTGGGCCTCGATCCAAAACGGAAAGAGCCGAAAGCGTGGGCAAGGAATATTCTAGAATCGCCAGCCGTGTACCCCGCAATCTCGATAGCGTTCGCAAAAGAAGCATTGGGGGTGTCCGCATAATGGCCGCATCAGGTGATGAACTACAAAACTACGTGAACCTGGTCGTTCAGGTGCTTGTTCTATCTATCGACGATTACGAGAAATTCAGTAATGCAAAGAAAGGAAGTACCGAAAACAATTTATGGGAAGACGCATCCTCATGGATAAACCACGATGAAGACGAGCCGTGGTCGTTCCGGTGGTGTTGCGAAGTGGCAGGTTATGATTACCAGGCGATCCGAAAAGGCATAAACCGACGCGATAAAAAGCGCTCGATCACGGATGGATTTAACAACCTACGAAAAGTGCCAAGAGTGAGGGAAATTTACTGAGATGAACGCCGCCGAACAACAACACCAGGTAGAAACGTACGATCCACTTAACCCAGGACAACACTCCGATCCGCTGCTTGCTCTTCGTGGATCAAGGTATGGCGCATTCGCGGACAACGCAAAATTGTCACAAGCACTTAAGGCTGTAATGCGAAGCGGCCCGAATTGGGAATCGCTGGATGCCGACATGAAAGAGGCATTGGAAATGAATGCGCACAAGATCAGCAGAATCTTGTGCGGCGATCCTAACTATGATGATTCATGGGTGGATATTGCAGGATACGCAACCCGCGTGGCCGATAGATTGAGGTCTTGATTGATTTTAGGAAACGAAACCATCATCCACGAGCAGGTTTGCGAGGTAATCACCGCGCCAGCGATGGCGAGCGCTGCATTCCGAAAAGTATGGGATGCAGCTACCGCAGCACTGGATGACGGCCTGGCCGGTGAGTTGACTTGGACGCCTAAGAAGCGTACCAGGAGCCTTGAGCAAAATGCGCTTATGTGGGTTTTGTTAGGCGATATTGCGAAACAAACAGATTGGCATGGGATAAAGCTTTCTGATGAGGAATTCAAAGATCTTCTTACAGCGGGACTTGTTCAGTCTAAAGTTGTTCCAAACATACAAGGAACAGGGTTTGTTATTTTAGGAAGAAGAACCAGCAAGATGAGCATAAAAGAAATGAATGATTTAATAATTCTAATCGAAACGTTCGGCATTGAACGCGGGGTTAAATTTAGCGCTGACCCGAAAAAATATTATAAGTGTTAAAGCACTGTAATAGTGCATCTACAGTTTGCTTATAACAAAGCAAATAATAAAAATTTAATATTTTACGTAGCAGACGCAAGGCAATGGGCAGGCGAGATCGAGGCGTCTAAAGCATAAAGTCAGTCGACTGACGCGGCCTTATCGACGAGGATTGATTATGTCGGATTTAATTCAAGACAGGCTGCAAGCGCTGTTTCCTGTTCATTACAGAAGCGGAAACGTCTTGCTGATAAACTCGGATTGCATGGAGGTAATGAAACATATCAACGATGGAGAATTTGATCTTTCTTGTGTTGACCCGCCTTATGGGATTGGGATTAGCTCGAAACCTGTGCGACAGCAGCATACTAGAAAGTCTTGGGATGACGAGACACCAGACGCAGAATACTTTTCCGAACTGATGCGCGCGAGCCGTAATCAAATTATTTGGGGAGGTAACTACTTCCTCGACTACCTTGGCGCGACACAAGGGTTTTTGATATGGGACAAGGTGCAGCCCCATGATTTTAGTTTGGCGATGTGCGAACTGGCATGGAGCAGCATACAAACTCCGGCAAAACTGTGGAGGCGTTCAGTGCTTGCTGAGAAAGGCAAGATACACCCAACACAAAAGCCCGTAAAGTTGTACGAATGGATTTTCACGAACTACGCCAAACCTGGTCAGCGGATACTTGATACACACCTTGGTAGTGGCAGTAGCGCGATAGCCGCGCACTATTTTGGTGTTGATTTTGTAGGTTGTGAGATTGACACAGACTATTACAACGCAGCAAAAAAACGTTTTGAACAGGCCACTGCGCAACTGGCAATGTTTGGGGAATAACGCATGAACAACATTGACAAAGACGCTCTTGAAGTTTTGCGTAATTTCAACAAGTGGCGCAGAGGCGAAGAAATCTCGCTTCCATCTCAGCGCGAAATCGGCATGGCGATCCATGCCGTGATCGACGAACTGGAAACGCTCAGGAAGCTGGTAAAAATACCAGCAATGCAATCTTTGAGTTTGCCTTACTCGCCCAGCACCAGTCGCCCGTCACCAGAATCAAGGTATTGGAAGATCAAAGCCGCATCGAAAGCAAAAGAAGCTGGCGTGAAGATTTCGGACAAGCCGATATCGCTAACCATCATGCTGCACCCAAGGGCTAAAAAGGACGGACAGCCAAGCAAGTCAAGAATCGACATCGACACAATAGAAGCTGTCAGAGACGCGCTCAAAGGCGTTGCATGGCATAACGATAGACAGGTAGTAAGGGTTGTTGCGGAGGTTAGTAATCCTCTTCCTGATGGTGGATTGACGGTTTTGTGGTGCGAAGTATGAGGCAGAAAAAATGCTCAGTCTGCCGCGCACCATTCCAGCCAGTCAGGCCATTGCAATCCGTATGCAGTTTAGAGTGCGCCGTTATAGCGGCTGAAACCGCCAAAGCGAAGCGGATTCGCAAGGAACACCGGGCGGCAAAACATAAGCTGAAAAGCCGCGCAGATTGGCTAAAAGAAGCACAAGCAGCTTTCAATCGGTACATTCGCATGCGCGATCACGACAAGCCTTGCATATCATGCGGCAGGCAACATCAGGGACAATGGCACGCAGGACACTATAGAAGTGTAGGCGCATGCCCCGAGCTAAGGTTCGATGAATTGAACGTACATAAGCAGTGTGCTCCGTGCAACGATCACCTAAGCGGGAATATTGTCGAGTACCGGAGAGGCTTGATTGAGCGAATCGGAATTGATCGAGTCGAATGGCTGGAAGGCAATCATGCGGCAAAGAAATACACCATTGAGGAAATCAAGGCCATTAAAGCGGAATACACGCACAAAGCTAAGGAGGTTCGCGCGCAAACCGAAGTCGCCAAAAAGTGCTTGCGAGTTGTTTGATTTTGTGCTACTATAAACATCTAATAACGATTAGTGGAATCCAGAAGCATGGCAGAAAAAAAGCGAGGCGGCCCAGGCCGTGGGCAGGGCCGTAAGCCGATAAAAAATGGAGAGCAGACTGTAACGCTTTCCCTGCGGGTGACGGCGGCGCAGCGGGAGAAGTTGCGCCTCTTGGGAGGTGCTAGATGGGTGCGGGATCGGATAGACTGTGCAATCGATGCCAATGTTAACGAGATGATTGACGGTAATGAGAGTTGAGAAAATAGGGCTTGCAACACTTTACCTAGGGGATTGCCTAGATGTATTGCCAACACTGGAAGCGGTTGACTCTGTGGTGGCAGATCCTCCATACGAGATACTCAACAAGTTTGGCACGAGCGATTTTGACGGAACCAGGCGTATGGAGTTCCATTTTGACACGGAAGGCATAACGGACGCGGTTGTTATCCCGGCTTTATCTTTAGCTTTTGGAATTGCTCAATCTTTCCATGTTTTTTGTTCTTGCGAACAATACGCGGGGATTGCGGCGGCAGCGCGTGGCGCAGGAATGACACCGAAGCCATTCGCAAAGGTGAAATTATGCCCTCCTGTTGCAATGCCGGGAAACTGGTGGCCTTCTGGGTTTGAACTTGCAATGTACGGCTACAAGCCAGGCGCGTGGTTTGGAGATACCGACACAAAACGCTGCAATGTTGTTGTAGCGGATAGCTACCGCAACGGTATAAGATCAAAAGAAAAGTGCGATCATCCAACACAAAAATGGTTGCCGATGATGGAAAAGATAGTTGCTTCGATCGTGAAGCCTGGAGGCGTTGCGCTCGATCCGTTTATGGGTAGCGGAACTACCGGGGTGGCGGCAGTAAGTTTGGGGCGTAGGTTTGTTGGCATTGAGATTGAACCCCGCTACTTTGATATGGCCTGTCAGCGGGTTGAGGATGCACAACGGCAAGCGGCGATGTTTGGGGCATAAAGTTGAATGGCCGTACCAGTGTTATGCGTTTTTGACTATGAGACACCTAGACATTTTTTCAGGAATCGGCGGTTTTGCACTAGCCGCGAAGTGGGCAGGGTTTGAAACAGTTGGATTCTGTGAGAAAGATGATTTTTGTAAGTCGGTGCTGGCGGCACGGTGGCCTGGTGTGCCTATACATAACGATGTGAGGGATTTAGATGGACGATTGTTTCGAGGCGTCGAGCTTATTTCCGGTGGATACCCGTGCCAACCATTCAGCCTTGTTGGCAAAAGGAGAGGCACAGAAGATGACCGTCACCTCTGGCCGGAAATGCGCCGAATTATTGAGCAAGCAAGACCAACTTGGGTGGTATCTGAAAATGTTGCTGGTCACATCACGATGGGCCTCGACGATGTGCTCTCTGACCTGGAAAACCTCGACTACGCCGCGAGGGCGGTTGTTATTCCGGCTTGTGCCGTCGGAGCCTTACACATCCGGGAGCGGGTTTGGGTGGTGGCGAACGCCAACGGTAGGGATGATAAATCAGGCCCGCTCGAAAGACCCGGAATACGCAGGGAAGTTGAAGGCAAAAGGGCAGACGGTGACGCTTGCAGCGCAAGTTGGGGCGCTGCACGGTGGGCAAAAACTGAACCCGGAATTTGCCTTGTGGCTGATGGGATACCCGACAGGGTGGCTAGATACCGCGCCATCGGTAACGCAATAGTTCCGCAAGTAGCTTACGAGCTACTGCGGGCGGTGACGCACAACGCCGAATGTAAGGAGTAATGCAATGATTGATTATAATGCATTGAAGCGAATTTTCTTCCAATCCTGTGCTGCCGAACCTTCGGCAGAATGGTGGCCCGATCTTGCCAAGTTTGGGCAAGCTGTTGCTGCTGCCGCACTTGAAGATGCGGCAACGTTGATCGAACTTGAATATGCACCAGACAAAAAGGCGCATAACAGGCTGCTGCAAATTGCGCGTCATGTGCGGAACATGGCGGCACAAAACGATTCGGGATGCCCGAGTGGAAAATGTGCTTCCCCTGCACATGATTGCTTTGGGTATGGGTGTATTGACGGATAACGCCTGAAGAGCAAAATCTGAAAACACGGGCCGGTAGCTCAATCGGTTAGAGCACCCAACTCATAATTGGGAGGAAGTCAGGTTCGAATCCTGCACGGCCCACCATAGTAACCCTTCATTGCCAAAACGTCCGCGCGGACTGTTGTGTTAGAGCGCACTACGGAGACATGAATTTGACAATTGACGAAGCGATAGCACACGCAGACGCGCAGGCTTACAAGTTCCGCGGTACGGACTGCGGCAATGAACATGCGGAGCTTGCGCGATGGCTGCGCGAACTGAGAACGCGTCGAGAAACCGGCGTAGCGGAGGAAAATAAAACGCTAAGGCAGATCGCAGACATTGCGCACTTCGGCGGACTTTCCAATCTGTCCGAGGCGGATGCACTGACTGCTATACGGCGACTGACACTGATGTATCGGGACAATGGGCGCAACATTGCCGCTATGACACGGGGTGTGCTTGCTGCGTTAAGGGCGTCGAAAGCGGCTGGGCCTAACGCATAGGTAAGGTGGCTGATCTATCGACTATCGATTGGCCGCTGGGTTGTGCGGCACTTTTTACAGGAGATTGAAATGGACTGGATGGACGCTGAAGAACTCGCGGTGGTTGTACTAGGGATGGACGAAGAGACGGCAGACAGTAATGCCATTGAGCAGGCGCTGTACGAAAGGTTCGATATTTCGATGGAACAATTCCATAAGGTCGCCGAGGCGCTGATGCCATTCACGATTCCGGCACAAACGTTGATTAGCGGGGAATTTTTCAAAGGATTTGCGAAGGACGGCGCGTTTATCTGCAAGCAGCGGGTGACGCCCAACGCAGAATAAGCACCAGAAAATGGGTAACAAAATGGAAAAAGGGGTAATAAAAATCGAAAGCGACTTGGGAGACGTGCGGCAAATGTGGTTTCAGCGCACCCAAGCGCCCGAAGTAATTGAGCGCCCAAGCTGCTATAATCGCCCTGCATTCGTGCGGAACGTATACTCCGAAGAGTTTCCGGGCAAGTGGTACAAATTCCGCATGACTCGCAACTGTCAGCATTGGAAACCTGGCGGAAATGCCCATGTCAGGAAATTGTGCGACTCCGCTGGCGGTAAGACGACACCTTGGTATGCATGTAGTGGGTGCAAATGGAAGCCATGAGAGAAAAAAGCAATGCTCTTCCAGCGGTGTGTTACGGCGATCCGGCTATTGCGTATGAGCGCAAGGAAGCATCTACCTGCAAGGGCTGTATCCATGTCGGAAAAGCGTTCGGCAGGGCGTACTGCGCAAAAGGGATGAAAAGCTACCCGGTTCGGTGCAGGAAGCATTATATGGAAGCGGCATGAACAAGTTTTTCTGCTGGTATTGCAGAATGGAGAAACCGATAGAAGGAAGGACTCCTGTCCTGCGGAGCAAAACAGGAAGCATCAGAGGATACAAGTGCGCCGATTGCGCCGATATCGCAAGACGGCGGAGGAAAGAAATAAATCAGGCCAGAACAGCGTGAAGTGGCGCGAATAGAAAAAACATGAACGAGAAACACAGCAACGCAGATTTATCCGTTCTTCGGAGGAGGATTAAATGTTCTGGTTGAGTTATGGCGGTGGTGTAAATAGCACTGCGCTGGCCGTGTTGTTGATGAGTGGTAAGCTTCCTCAGTATGAGCCGTGGCGGATTGTTTTCTCAGACACCGGAGAGGAGCGCCAGGAAACATACGCTTACATTCGCGATCACTTTAATCCGTGGTTGGAAAGGCATGGGAAAACTCTCGAAGTGGTAAGGCCTGAAGAAACAATCCTTGAGCGATGGGAGCGACTGAAAGTTACCGGAAGCCGCCTGCTTCGCGGATGCACGGTGGAAGGCAAGATCAAGCCGATAGAGCGGCACGTTGCGGCGAACGGCGGTGGCGTGCAGTTGATCGGGGTGGATGCCGGAGAGGCTCACCGGATGCCGGACAGGGTTAGGCCATTGGTTGATCTAGATATTGACAGAGACGGATGCGAAGCAATCATAAAGGCAGAAGGGCTGCCGTCTCCAGGGAAAAGCGGTTGCTGGTGTTGCCCCTTCATGCGGGCGGGAGAAGTGATCCGGTTGGCGAAAGTTGATCCATGCAAGTTTGAGCGGATCGCTCGGCTTGAGGACATCGCCACGGCGACACACGGGCCGCAACCGGACGGCCAGCCGCGCACACAATGGGGCGACAAGCCAGCGAGCTACTGGCGCGAACGGGCTAGACAGGGCGATATATTTTACGACGGAGGCCGCTTGAGTGACGATGATCCGCACTGCGGATGTTACGACGGGTAACTCCCCCCCCATGCAGTGGGTTCGCATCGGGCCTACAGCCTGGGAATCCGGGAAATACCGTATCGCGGCGGCAAAGGTTGGCGAGAAATACAGATATACGCTTTTCCAGAACGCGACAAAATACTGGATCATGATCAGGACTTTCGACTCTCCAGAAGACGCAAAACGGGAAGCGGAAAAACAGGGGCTGCGATGAAATTTAAGAGCGTAGAGCATGCGCTTGCCTGGGCCTTCCGGGTGGAATCCACGGCGATCATTAAAACATCTTCGGTTTCAAAGTCGATGATGGGCGGCGGCGGAATGTCGCACGGAGAGCTTACATCGCATGACAGGCACGCATACGCCGCTATGATTATAGATCAGGCGTCGAGAGCAACAGACAAGCCTAGCATGGTTCTGCTGAGGGCGTTGTACGGAATAGCAGACGCGGCGGATGTTAGCGCGTATCTTGTTCCGATCGTCGTGGCGGCGCTCCCGGCAGGGATACACTCGCAACGCGCCATTGAGGATATTGTCAACGCATATTGCGGGCGCAATCGCGGCGTTGAGGAATTGCGCCGGGCACTGCAATGTCGTAAATCGACAGCGCTGGAGACGCGGCGCGGCGCATACCGTGCGCTAGATGCGGTGCTGGAGCGCGCTGTATCACGGATCAGAGATGCGGAACCGAAATACCTATTTGTTGACTAGCCTTTGGCTTTTTACAATCTCACTGAACCCGATGGAGAAAAGTTCGGAGAAACGCTTTGCCACGTTGCCTTCTGGATCGTGCATGATAGCAGTCAGCAGATCAGATTTTGTCACGATCGCGCCTTTGTCTGCCGCTTGCTTCCGCAAGTGCTCAATTGCATGATCGACAACGAAGCTGATTAGTTCTTTTGATTGGGATGCGTTTTTGAGGTTTTCTTGATTCATAGACATTTTTTCTATTCCTTGCATTAAACACCTGCTATGCCGTGGTTATTGATTATTTCGCCAGAGCGCGTTGCCAATCTATCAAGTATAACAACGCGTTGTCCTCTATCGGGCAGATAGAGGCGTCCGAAACCTCGGAGTCTGATATGTGTAGAGCGGAAATGCGAGCCGCGATCCAATCTTCTCCTTTGGCGCGGATTTTTGCGGCGAGCCTTTCGGCGAAAATGCGCGCCTTTTCTGTTGGGGCTTCATCAATTATGGATTTTGCTGCGATTTCAAAATTTTTGATGGCATTCATTTTCTACTCCTTTGCATGTGGTAAAATGCAATCCCAAGGCATGGCTGCCACGGGCGTTTGTGTTCTAATCCAACTTGGAGCGTGGAACGCAGCCCATATCCAGTAGGACACGGCGCACGTCCGTGTATGTGTGCTTCCTAGGGAAGCCTGGCCCGTAAAACTCCATTGCCGCATGCGGCCCGATCAGTCCGGTGTCATCACCGGCCCGCGCAACGGCGCGGATCAGTGATTTCGATGCGGTTCCCTGGAGCAACTCCAGTTCATCCAGAATCTGATCCGCACTTATCCTTCCTAGTTTCATGATATCTACTCCTTATGCCATGCATCCGGCGGGCTACGTCATGCCGGAGTACGCCATCCACTCGTCCGCAAGGTGGTTGCAGATCCTCCGCCAAGCATCCGCCTCTCTGCCGTCCGCCAAATCCGCCAAGACGTCGGACACTACAGACTGATCGCGGATAGTATCCTTGTGTTCTGCATACCTTCCTGCGTCGCCTATCCATGTTACATATGGGGTTACCACGACTATCTTGTCTTTGTAGATATTGGCAACGTATTGCCCGCTGAAGATTCCCAGCTTTGCATCTTTCGTGATCTTTTTCATGATTTACTCCTTATTGTTGGTTGCGGGCTGCGTTATTGCATCCCATGACTTGCATTATACATACATCGAAAGAAAAAGCAACACTTTTTCAAAAGATATTTTTGTGAGGTTATGTTGCGGAAAGTCGGGAACTGGTGTATAAGTGCTTTTGATAGAGTGCGGTTTTGTTTCTACCGCACATAGGAGCCCGCTAATAATTGGTGGGCTTTTTAATTGGCACAGACGAAATGACACGTAAAGCAATTGATTGGGAGGCGGTAGAGATACAGTATCGAGCCGGTATCCGATCACTCCATGACATCGGTGCGGAGTTCGGCGTCTCCGGCGCTGGCATCCTGAAGCGTGCAAGGAAGGACGGCTGGACGCGAGACTTAAGCGCGAGGATCAAAGCCAAGGCTGATGCGAAAGTTAGTGCCGCCTTAGTTAATGATACCTTAGTTAATGACGCCGCCGAGGTTAACGGCGAAGTTAACGCGCAAACTGAAATTGCAGAAGCGACTGTAATTGAGGTGGAAGCCGAGGTGCAGGCCCGTATTCGGCTGGCGCACCGAAAGGACATACAGCGCAATCGCAATCTGGCCATGCGGATGCTTGGGGAGCTGGAGGAGGTAACAGACAACCGTGAGTTGTATTCGCAGTTGGGCGATTTGCTTCAAGCCCCGGACGACAAGGGCAACGACAAGCGCTATGAGATATACCGCAAAGTGATTGAATTGCCATCACGCATCGACGGCGTTCGCAAGCTTGCAGATACGCTACGGGTGCTTGTATCGCTGGAGCGCGAGGCATACGGCATCAAGAGCGAGGAAACCAGCGACAGCGATGTAGGTGCTGCAATCCGTGCAATCCAGGAAGCAAATGCTCGCATTGCGGCGCATATCTAGTCTCGCGGACGCTATCGAGCAATATTACTACCGGCCCGATCTATTTGTTCGGCAGGTGATTGGCGCGACACCCGAGCAGTGGCAGGTTGATGTAATGAGTGCGCTTGTGTCGCAGGACAAGATCGCAATCCGCTCCGGCCACGGAGTCGGAAAATCTGCATTGCTTAGCTGGATAGTCTATTGGTGGCTGATGACGCGCTACCCGGCAAAAGTCGCCATTACCGCCCCGACTGCGCACCAATTGCAGGATGTGCTGTGGGGCGAGTTGTCGAAGTGGCAGCGCAATATCGTAATCGACTACTTTAAGCGACTCGTTCTCATCAAGAGTGATAGGGTGGAGATAGTTGGCGCGGCGAACGAATCGTTCGCGGTTGCGCGTACTGCTCGCAAGGAAAACCCCGAAGCGTTTCAGGGTTTCCACTCAACTAATATGCTGTTCCTGGCGGACGAAGCCAGCGGCGTTGAGGATATAATCTTCGAGGTTGGCGAGGGCGCAATGTCCACGCCAGGCGCGAAAACACTCATGGTTGGCAACCCTACGCGCACCAGCGGGTATTTCTATGACGCGTTTCACGCAGCGCGTGAACATTGGTGGACGAAGCGCGTCGGGTGCGAAGAATCTAGTCGCGTCACCAAGGACTTTATTGATTCAATGTCCGAGCGCTATGGGCGCGATTCGAACGTCTTCCGTGTCCGGGTGCTTGGCGACTTCCCGCTGAGCGAGGACGATACTGTAATACCGCTAGAGCTTGCGGAAAGTGCGCTGGAGCGCGATATTGAGACTATTGGCTCCAGCGTGATCTGGGGACTGGACGTTGCTCGCTACGGCAGCGATCGCACCGCACTAGCGAAGCGAAAGGGAAATACGCAGCTAGAAAAGGTGGTGTCATGGCAGGGGCTGGACTTGATGCAAACTGCTGGGCGCGTGGTTTCTGCGTATGAGGATACTCCAGACAAAGACAAGCCAGAGGCAATCGCTGTAGACATCATTGGATTAGGAGCGGGTGTCTATGATCGTCTTGCAGAAATGGGCCTGCCAGTTGTAGGCATCAACGTGGGAGAGCAGCCAGCAATACAAGAGCGGTATATGCGGCTCCGCGATGAGTTGTGGTTCAAGAGCAGGGAATGGCTGGCCTCACGCGACTGCAAGTTGTGCGACGATGCTCTTGTGGCAGAGTTGACGTTGCCGAAATACAAATACCAGAGCAACGGAAAAATCCAAGTTGAAAGCAAGGACGAAATGAAAAAACGCGGCGTTACCTCTCCAGACTTGGCCGATGCGTGGAACATGACGCTGGCCGTAGGCGGAGGCGTCTCATCGAAACCACGCCAGCGCATCAAGCGCGAGAGCGGATCGTGGAGAACCAAGTAAATGCCAGTCGAATTTAATCCACAGGGCGCGCACAAAGCATTTATCAAGGGCGACATTGGTATACACCTGCGCTGGGTGAACGGAGAACCTGCAATCGTGTTGTTCCCGTTGTTCCGTCGCACCGGATCGGGCGCTTTCGTGGTTTGCCTGAGCGCAGCGCACCAGTACACCGATGATGATTACTTGATCGCACAATCTCACAAGGCTGCCGACGTGATGGGCATGGGGCGCGACAAATTCGTGATTCATCGTATTGCCGATGCAATCAACGATGCGCTGGTGGATTTGTGCGCTATGCCGCCCGAGCCAGTCATCGAGAAGAAAACTCCAGACATTGGCGTCAGCATCAACGGCAACTCCGTCAGCTTGGAATGCGCTGAATGATTACATCGAAGTTCACTGACGCGACAGTCAAGCATAGTCTGGATGGCTGGACGGCAGGAAGCGAAGAGCTTGAGACTGTAGAATCGCTGAATCCGCTGAAAACGCCTGAAATGCTGAAGCGGCTGCACAAGCTGCAAGAGTGGTTCATGCAGTCTCACGAAGCGGAATCAAGTATTCGCATCGAGCAGGATATAGACTACAGCTATTACGATCACGAGCAGTGGAGCGACGAGGACAGAAAGCAACTTGAGGACAGAGAACAACCGGCATTAGTCTATAACAAGATCAAGCCTACTATGGACTGGATCGTTGGCACCGAGCGCCGGACGCGCGTTGATAGCGTGGTTCTCCCGCGCAGAAAGGACGGCGTGGAAGCGGCAGTAGCAAAGACGCAAATTATGAAGTACGTGAGCGACACCAGTAAAGCGCCATTCGCACGATCCGAGGCGTTCAAGGACGCCGCTATCGTCGGAGTTGGCTGGATCGAGACTGGTATCCGAGGGGATGAGTCGGAAAATCCGATATTCGTGAGGGCCGAGAGCTGGCGCAATATCTGGTATGATCCGTTCTCGCGCGAGCGGGATTTGTCCGATTCGCGCTATATATTCCGCAGCAAGTGGGTAGATTTGGACATTGCGCAGGCCATGTTTCCTGATCGTGCTGACGAGCTGAAATCCGCAGCGAAGTCGGTGCAAATGACTGTGAGAAACGAGGACGAATACTACCTCGGACTTCATTTCCAGCGCGTTGACAACAATGGCCGCGTGATCGGAAACCTTTCTTATGGTTCGGAGTTTCCTACTTACCTGCCATCAACGAGAGAACGTATAAAACTTGTAGAGTGCTGGTATCGAGAGCCTAAGACGGTGCAAAAGCTACAGGGCGGTGATCTGCATGGGGCAATATTCGATCCATCCAATCTATTGCACCTCAAAGCGGTTCAGGAAGAGTTCAGCAGCGTATACGATTCCGTGGTAATGCAGGTGCGAGTTGCGATATTCTGCGATGACATTCTACTGCAAGATCAGGAATCTCCGTACCGTCATAATAGATTCCCATTCACACCTGTCTGGGGGTTCAGACGCAATCGAGACAATGCGCCATACGGAGTTGTGCGAGGTTGTCGAGACGCCCAGGACGATCTGAATAAGAGGTACAGCAAAGCGCAATACATCCTTTCTAGCGCGAAAGTGATCGCTGACGAGGACGCGGTTGTCGATTGGGACGAGGCCATGAACGAGGTGGCGCGTCCAGACGGAATTATCCGTGTTCGCCCGGGAAAGCGCTTCGACATCAACGTGGATCGTAATCTGGCGCAAGAACATATCGCACTGATGCAGCAGGACGGCCTGCACATTCAGGAAATATCTGGTGTCACTAGCGAAAATCTCGGGCGCGATACCAACGCACAGAGCGGCAAGGCCATACTTGCCAAGCAGACACAAGGAAGCGTGGTGACTGCTGAGCTATTTGACAACCTGCGCTTCGCAGTGCAGCACCAGGGTGAGATTCAGTTGAGTTTAATAGAACAGTTTTACGATCAGCAAATGGACTTGCGCATTCTGGGAGAAGGAAACAAGCCAGACTGGACTTCTATCAACATACCGCGCTTCGATCCTTCGAGCGGAACATTCGTGTTCGAGAACGACATTACCGCGAGCCAGGACGATTTCGTTGTGTCAGAGCAAGACTTCCGCGAATCCATGCGACAAGCGATGTTCGAGCAGATGACTGACATGGTTCGGGCGTTGCCTCCTGACGTTTCGCTGCAACTGCTGGACTTGGTATTTGAAATGGCAGATGTGCCTGGCAAGGACGAGATCGTCAGCCGAATCCGCAAAATCAATGGATACGGCGAAGACAACAAGCTGACTCCAGAACAGGAGCAAGCAAAGAACAATGCCGCGCAAATGCAGCAAGAACAGATGCGATTGCAGCTTGAGAAACTCGCGGCAGAAGTCGAGAAATTGCGAGCAGACGCCACTAACAAGCGTGTCGATGCGGCATATGCGGCGATGCAGGCTGGAATGCAGGTTTCTGCTGCGCCCCACGTAGCACCTGCTGCTGATGAGATATTGCATAACGCCAAATATGGAGATTATGGGGAAACTGTTCCGTTGCGCCAGCAGTCACCAATGAGTCAGCAGCAGCAACAGCCATTGCCGCACAATGCAGTTCCGCACGATCCGAATGTCGGGCAGAACGCAGGGATAGAAACGCCTACCGGAACAGACAACCTACAAGGAGCATGATATGTACACAGAAGCCGAACTTGCAGCACTAAGCGACGAGGAACGCGCAGCACTCGAAGAAGAAAAAGAGGACTCGCCAGAAAACGAAGGCGGTGAAGAAACCGAAAGCGATGATACAAACTCGACTGATAGCGATGGAGTAGAAGCGCATGGCGACGATTCAGAATCTAATGAAGCAGAAGATGAAGCAGAAGAAAATTCTACCGATTCAGAAAATAAGACTGGAGCAGGGTTCGTTTACGAACCAGCGACTGCTGCGGCTGTGGATTTCTCCAAGCAACTAGAAGAACTTTCCGACAAGTTCGAGAAAGGCGAGATCGGCACCAAGGAATTCGCTGTTGAGATGAATCGGATCAGCGTGGCGCAGGCCAAGGCTGAGACTGCTGCGGAGACAGCGAAAGAAATTCGTGCACAGCGGTGGGATTGGTCGCAGAAGGAATTTTTCAAGGCGATGCCGGAGTTCGGTACGAATGCGGACGGAGTTCCAAAGGATCCCATTATGTTCGCCGCGCTCGATGCGCAACTTAAGATGCTATATGCCGATCCGGAAAAGCGCGGATATTCAGAACTCGAATACCTGCGCGAAGCCGGGAAGCTGGTGCGCGAGCGCTTCAATATTGCCAATCCGTCTGACAATGTGACGCCAATTAAAGACGGCAAGCGCGGAAATGCCTTGCAGAAAGCAAAAATTCCAAAGACGCTTGCAGATACGCCAACTGCTGCAGAGAACGATAGCGACGAATTTGCATCGCTCGACAAGATGAGCGGCCTGGAACTAGAAGCCGCGCTCGCGCAACTGTCTCCGGCGAAGCAGAAGAAATACCTGATGATGGGCTAACTACGTGGCCCTGTTTGTTGACATGAAAGTCGGGCAGGCCATAGACGTAGGGCAGGCTCGTGTCGTGATTGATAGCATGAAGGGCAGGGAAGTGGTGCGCGTCAAGATTGATGCGCCTCCTTCTGTGAGTATCAGCAAAACGTACCTAGAAACAAGGCCTACATTGGCGATGCCGCCAGGAAGGTAGCAAGTTCAGGCCATAATGGCCTTTTTTATCGGCTGCAAGAGCGGCTGTTATCCGCGCAAGAGTGCTTTCCCGAAGGAAGCACGATATGTCTAAGACAGTCGTAGGATTGAATGATCCAAAGGCGGTACGCCGCTATTCGTCTATGCTGGCCGTTGATATTGGACGTACCAGTTATTTCAACAAGAAGTTCATTGGTATCGGCCCTGATGCCATGACGCCTATACAGGCATTGACAGACTTGCAGTCTGACGCTGGTGACAAGGTTAATTTTGACTTGTCTATGCAGTTGAAGATGCAGCCGATCGAGGGCGATCAAATTCTCACCAATAATGAGGAAGCGCTCAAGTTCTACACCGATACGCTCTACATCGATCAGATGCGCGGCGGCGTGAACACAGGTGGCCGCATGACACGTAAGCGCACGATTCACGACTTGCGCGCGGTTGCCAAAAAGCGTCAGTCCGAATGGTGGAGCCGCGTGTTCGATGAGTTGTTCTTCATGTATTTGGCCGGTGCGCGTGGCGTGAACACTGAGTTTGTGTTCCCTACCACATATACCGGATTCGCCAACAACCCGCTGCAAGCACCTGATACTCAACATATCATGTATGGCGGCGCAGCTGTCAGCAAGGCCAGCATGACTAGCACTGACAAGATGAGCTTGGCAGTTATCGACAAGTGTGTTGCGCGGGCTTCCATGATGGGCGGTGGTACACAGGAAACGCCGCAGATTCAGCCTGTTATGATCGACGGCGAAGAGCACTATGTCATGGTGATGAATCCGTGGCAGGAGTACGACTTGCGCACCAACACCAGCGCAGGACAATGGCTTGACATCCAGAAGGCGTTGACACTGAGCGAAGGGAAGAACAATCCCATCTTCAAGGGCGGCCTTGGTATGTACAACAACGTTATCCTGCACAGTCATAAGGCGGGTATCCGCTTCAACGACTATGGAGCAGGTTCCAACGTGTCCGCCGCGCGTGCGCTGTTCATGGGTTCCCAAGCAGGCGTGATCGCTTTCGGTTCGCCAGGCACCAATCTGCGCTTCGACTGGTATGAGGAAACCCGCGATCAGGGCAACGAGATTGTGATTTCCACAAGCTCTATCTTCGGCGTCAAAAAGACACAATTCAATGGCAAAGACTTCGGAATTATCGCTGTCGATACCGCCGCCACTGATCCTACCGCGTAATCCAACGGCCCCATGAACTTGGGGCCATTCCTTGAGGAACAAGCATTATGACTACTCTGTATAGCGCTTCCGCGCAAAACTTCCGCCCCATTCCGACAAACGCAGATGGAGCGGAGGTTCTTTCTGTCCGTGCCACTTACGCGCTGGCCGCGGCATTGTCTGCAGGCGACATCGTGCAAATGATGCCGCTGCCTTCCGGTTTCGTGCCAGTCGATTTCGTTCTTGATTCTGACGATCTTGACTCTGGCGGAGTTCCTACGATTACTCTTGATGTAGGTTTGATTGACACTAACGGCAATGTCGGCCATGAAGTATTTTCAGCTTCTAACGTTGCCCAAGCCGGTGGCGTGTCGCGCCCGACTGCCATATCTGCATTCCGCATAGCACCATCAGACAGTGATCGCATGGTTGCCATCAAGGTTGCAACTGGCCCCGCAACCGGAGCTACATCTGGAACGATCGGCCTGACTATGCTGTACCGCCCTTCTACCTACGGCGCATAACAATCCACCCCGCTCCGGCGGGGTTTTTTCTGTCACAGGAGGAAACATGCCACTGATTCGAAGCAAACTGCGCAACCGTCATGGCGGATTTACCGTCTCAATTGGAGATGCCATTTACGAATTCAATGACAATGACAAAGGCGAGCAGGTTTGCCTGGTAGATAACGACGATCATGTTCTACGTCTCATTTCTATCGAAGAAGCTTATGAGGTTGTTTCCGATGTAAAGCAAAAGCGGGGCAGGAAGTCCGCTACAGAAGAACAGATTCAAGAAGAAAACACGCAATCGCCAGAAGAAAACACGCAACCTGCTGAATAGTCTATGAATCTATACGATCTTCGCCAGTTATTCCGCCTTCGCTCCGATGACACCAAGAAGAAATACCTGTGGGGTGACGATGAGGTGAACGGCTACATCAACCTAGCCTATTTCGAAGCCGTGCGCCGTGCATACCTCATTGCCGATAATGAAACGCCGGAAGTATGCCATATAGACGTGGCTGCCGGAGAAGCACTTTACAAGCTTCACCCATCAATTCTACGCATTCGGGAAGATACGGTAACGCTGGATGATAAACACTTGGAAATGATCTCGATTCAGGATGCACAGCATATATATGGAGATTACTGGAATTCAACGCAGCTATTCCCTGAATTCTTTTCCGTCGATGCAAAATCAGGGTACATCCAGCTTATTCATACGCCTGACGCCAATGGGAGCATGAATTTCGGCGTGTACAGAATGCCGATGGCGGAGTTGGTTGACGATGGAGACGAGCCGGAGATAGAAGGCCGTTATCACGTAAAACTGATTCATCATGCCCTTGAACTGGCTTATCTCAAACAGGATGTGGACACATACGATCCGAACAAGAGCCGCACACAGGCGGCGCTATTCATTCAAGAATTCGGACAGCCTATCAATGCGCACCAAGAACGCGCGAACCGTACACGGACACGGCGCGGGAATCGTGCCGTATGGTTTTAGGTGAAGACATGACAATCACGATAATCAGGGGAGAAACATACAGCCGAGTGCTTAGGCCAACCGCAAAGCCGTATATCTACATCCCAATCACGGCTATCACTAATTCCGCGCCCGTAAGAATTACAGCACTTGGACATGGGCTTGTAACAGGGCAATTTGTCGCAGTCGTTTCCGTCAAGGGCATGCGTGAGATAAACGCTGAACTGGACTCAAAGGGCGAGCCGAAGTTGAATGCGTATCGTAAGGTTACGGTAGTGGATGCGAATACGATAACGATCAATGACGTTAACGCATCTGACTTCGGCGCATACACATCGGGCGGCTATCTGCAATACTTCACGCCAATCGACATGTCGGGATGCACTGCACGTCGCAGCATCAAGGACAAAGAAGGCGGAACGGTGTTGCTCAGTCTGACGACGGAAAACGGTGGGCTGACAATCGACAACGTGAACCATACCATCACCGAGACAATATCGGCAGTAGATACCGCAGCGATTACATGGCGAAAGGGCGTCAGCGACATCGAGTTAGTAACGACTGCTTCCGGCTATGTAAGCAAGATCATGGCGGATAGCGGAAACCCGATTGAAGATGTTGTAGTGCTTGGAGAGATTACAACGTGATCGAGGTTATTGAAGTACACCCTGTAGTGATTGATGAGAAACAGGTATCGGTAGTTGAGCTGGTTGACAGGCAGGTTATATTCGTAGGGGAACAAGGGCCGCCAGGGCCGCCTGGGTCTCCAGGCCCAACAGGCGGGATTGCGCTGCAATACCAAGCAGGTGAAGCGCTCGGCGGACACCGCATGGTGGTGCTGGATGACACTGGGAAAGCCATCTACGCCGATAACACGGTGCTCAGCCACGCAAACAAGGTGCTTGGCATGACAACCGGGGCGGCCTCTATGGGAGATACTGCGACGATCCAGACTGGCGGTGAAATGACAGAGCCGTCTTGGTCGTGGGTGCTCGATACGCCTATCTGGCTATCGTTGTCAGGGATGCTGACGCAGGTTGCGCCGGTAACTGGATTCAGCCTGATAGTCGCATTCCCGATCACTGCTACAAAGATATTCATCAATTTACGCGAACCGATAATTTTGAACTAGGAGAAACATCATGGCTGGAAACAAATACATCAAATACAACGCTGGCGTATGGCAAGAAGTCGCAGCGAATCAAACATCGGCGGGCGCAGCCGATGCTGGAAAAATCCCCGCGCTTGACTCGTCGGGCAGACTCGACACCAGCATGATGCCGGTTGGTTCTGGCGTAGAAGCTGATGTAATTCCAGCATCCGAGAACCTGGCAGCGGGAGATTTGGTTAATATATGGTCGAACTCGGGTGCCGCAAACGCCAGAAAAGCCGATGCTACAACCGCAGGAAAAGAGGCCATGGGTTTTGTGCTGGCCGCCGTTACCGCACCTGGAAACGCCACAGTGTACCGCACATCGCAGTCCAACACGCAGATGTCTGGACTTACTCCGGGGGCAAAGTATTTCTTGGCAACGACAGCGGGTGGAGTTTCCGCAACAGCACCGTCAGGTTCAGGCAACGTAGTGCAGCCCGTGGGGGTTGCGATCAAT